TAAGTGGGGATAAAATAAAACATGCCATACCTCCAAAGCAATATACCGCACTTCAAAGCGTGGGTAAGAAGGGAATACACAGTTAATCACGAGCGATACCATGGTGACTTTCTCCACGCCATGGTTATCGCCGTGACTACTATGCCAACGAGATGCCTGAGTTTTCAGGTGATCTTTACTGGCTGTGAGGCAGATGAAGAAGACGAGCCTAATGTGCATGGCGGTGCTATGTGGGCGCGCATGCCTATCACTGCACTAGTTGCTGATACGCCGTTTGAAGAATGGCCAGAACCAATGGCTGTTCATGATGCACAACCATGGGATTGTTCTTCGCATACACATGCAGTGTATGTGCTTGATCGATGCACTCCATGCCCATGGTTGGCTAAGATCGATGGCGAGTTTTATCCTGCAAAATATTATTTCACTGTGGATTATGCAGAAAACGAGATTGCTGATGACCCTGCACAACACAAACAATCACACGTTATGGAATTGTTAGATGCAGGACCGTGGACAGGAAATATTGTTGCGCTACCAAACAATCGTGTTAGGGTGACTCATCCAGCCTGGTTTGAGACAGGTAATGGTGCGCCAGACTTTAAACCGTCACAGCATATCCACTACAGCAAATCGGACTTGGATTATACTTTGGATGTCAATAGAATCTTTGACAACCTGTACGCAGACAAAGAGTAAGCCATGGCGATTGAAAGAGGCGTTGATGATGTTGATATGGATGAACTCGATATCGAGGATTCATCCAAAGAAATGCTTATCGGCGTAGAGGGTGAAGACGATCAGTTCATAGAAGAAGAAGACATTCAGACTCTGGATGATGGCACCATGGTGTTTGGCGAAGCAGATATGCTTGATGCGCCAATGATAGGTTTCAACGACAATCTTGCGGAGATGATGGAAGATGGAGACTTGGGAAGGGTCTTCAGCGACTGCATGGCTGATAT